GAAAACATTGACAGCAAAGTAAAATTATGGTATAATGATTATATAGTTTATAGGAATTTAAAATGACTTATTTAGAAGTAGTTAATAAAGTTTTAGTAAGACTAAGAGAGAATGAAGTAGGATCTCTTACAGAGACCTCTTATTCTAAACTTGTTGCTGAATTAGTTAATGTAGTTAAAAGAGAGATAGAAAACTCTTGGAATTGGCATTGTTTAAGAGAAACTCTTACTGCTACTACTGCAGATGGTTTATTTAACTATGTGTTGTTTGGAGCAGGAACTACTTCTCGTATACTAAATGTATACAATGATACTGAAGACATACAAATGCACCCACGTTCAGGTGAGTGGTTTGACCAACAAATGCGAATGGTTGACACTACTGAAAAAGATGCCCCAATGTATTACAATATTAATGGTGTATCTCAATATGGTGATATGCAAATGGATTTTTATCCTGTTCCTGATGGTGTATATAATATACGTATTAACATTGCTAAACAACAAGACTACTTAACTGAAGCTTCAGAAAGAGTTTTAATTGATCCTCATTTATTAATTGAAGGAGTGTTAGCTAGAGCTGTAGCAGAACGAGGTGAAGATGGTGGCATGCCAGATCAAGAGTTCCGTTATAGAGCTATGTTATCTGATTTAATTTCGATTGAGGCAGGACATAGACCTTTTGAAACGATTTGGTCAGCTAACTAATGCCTACTGCACCATTAAAGACACAAACTATAGCTGCTCCTGGTTTTCTTGGATTAAATACCCAAGACTCTGGAGTTAATTTAGAAAGTGGCTATGCTACTATTGCTACTAATTGTGTTATAGATAAGTTTGGTAGGCTTGGTGCTAGAAAAGGTTGGGACTTACAAACTACTTCAACTCCTTTAAGTACTGGTGCTTATATAGAATCTATCTTTGAGTTTAAAGATGTTGATAGTACTGTTACTTTTTTATCAGGTGGTGATGGTAAATTATTTAAAGGAACAACTACTCAAACTCAAGTACAAGTTTATTTAACTGATGAAACAACTCCAGTCGTTACGTCTTTTACAGGAAATCGTTGGCAGTTTCAGAGTTTATTAGAAGGTACTGGAGAGACAGCTAGGTCTTATGCTATAGCAACTCAAAAAAATAACACAGCTTTAGTTTATAGAAGATCAGGACCAAGCTATACAGGACCATATATTTTCCAACGAATTGGAACAGACTATGGTAATAAACCAACAGGAGTAACTACATTTGATCCTGATTGTTGTTTAAGTGCTTTTGGTAGAATGTGGGTAGCTGGTTTAAATAGTAATCCTTCTACAATTTATTTTAGTAAGATGAATGAACCTGCTAACTTTAGTGATTCAGGTTCTGGTGTACTAGATATTAGTACTGTTGTTGGTGGTAATGATTCTATTGTTGCTTTAGCACAACATAATAACTATTTAATTATCTTTTGTACACATCATATTGTTGTATATTCAGGAGCTATTTCTCCTGCATCAATGCAATTAGCAGATGTTATTAAAGGCATTGGATGTATAGCTAGGGACTCTGTACAAGCGACTGGTACTGATTTAATCTTTTTATCTCGTAGTGGGGTTAGAAGTTTAAATAGAACAATACAAGAAAAGTCTTTACCAATGAGAGAATTATCTCTTAACATTAAAGATGATATATCAAGTTATCTTGCAGTAGAAACACTTACTAATATACGAAGTGTTTATTATGAAGATGATGCGTTTTATTTAATTACCTTTCCAGGTTCTCGTATTATGATTTACTTTGATTTACGAGTACCATTACCAAATGGAGCAGCTAGAGCTACCACTTGGAAAACAGACGATGGTACATTATTTAAAGCCTTTTGTAATACAGAAACTAGAGAATTACTATTAGGTGTTCCTAATGGTATAGCTAAATATTCAGGATACTTAGATAATACTGCTACTTATGATTTTGAATATTTTACTGCTGCTTCTGATATGGGAGAACCCACATCAAATAAACTGTTAAAAAAAGCAGAATTAATGATTATTGGCAGTGGTGAACAAGACTTTACCTTTAAGTGGGGATATGATTATACACTTAATTTAAGCTCTCAAGTAATTAATAGAACTTTTGGTGTTACTACTTTGTCTCGTTATAACATGACATATAAATATAATCTAGATAAATATAACACAGTAGGACTTGGTGTTCAACCAATTAAAATTGCTTTAGGGGGTTCAGGTAAAGTTATACAATTTGGACTTGAATCAACTATTAACAATGAACCTTTAAGTATTCAAAAAATAGATGTATATCTTAAAACAGGGAAAATGATATAATGACAGCATATACTAAATCAACAAACTTTTTAGCAAAAGACTCATTACCAGATACTGATCCAGGTAAAATTATTAAAGGTAGTGAGTTTGAAACTGAGTTTAGTAACCTACAGACAGCAGTTAATAGTAAAGTAGATACGATTTCAGGTGTATTTTCAGGTACTCCTATAGCACCTACTGCAACGGCAGGCAATAATACAACTCAAATAGCTACTACTGCTTTTGTTACAACAGCAGTTACTAATGCTACTTCTACTTATAGTACTATGGCTACTCAAGCTGCTAATGCTGTAGCAATTACAGGTGGTAATGCTACGGGTATGACAGCTTTAACAGGCACAACAGTAACTGCTTCTACTACATTAGCTATTGGAGCTGATTGGACTGTAGTGCAGACAAGTACTGATTTAATATTTAAACATAGTGGTGTTAGTAAAATGAAGCTAGACTCAAGTGGCAACATAACTGTTGTTGGTGATATAACTGCATTTGGAACTATTTAATGGCTACTCCTTCTGGAACAATTAGTTTTTCTCAAATACAATCTGAACTAGGTGGAAGTAATCCAATTAGTTTAAGTGAGTATTACAAAGGAACTACAATTATTCCTACAAATGTAGGGGGAGCTGCTACTATACCAGCATCAGGTACAATAGATGCGTCTGACTTACGAAGTAAACCTGTTACATTATCTTATACTCAAGGAACAAGCCCTTTAGTAACTACTAATGGAAACCCTTCAAATAACCCAAGTTTAGACTTGTCTAATTATTTAACAAGTAAAGAAAAACAAGCAGGACAAACTTTTATTATTGTGACTTTACCAAACTCAGGAAGTTTTTGGGCATACCCTAGTGATTTTGTAACTACTTTTACTTATGGCACAGCAGCTACATTTACTTCACCTAGTACAGGGGGTAAGTCTACATTTAGACGAATTAAATATGATGGTGTTAATACTATAGATTTTTATTGTTATTATTCAGGTAGTGATACTAACTATAAAGAAAGTGGGTGTTACTTAAAGGAACTGCGCTACGAGTAATGCAAAAAATAGATTACGCAGAAATATTGTATAAGATTTATGGTAGTCCAAAAGAAATACGAAAAGAATTCATAAAAGAAGCACTAGATTGGGAATATTACCCAGTCTATAAAAATAATAGTATTGCTGCTTTATTTATGACTAAGGGAAGTGAAATACATTGTGGATGCTTTCCTGAATATAAAGGTCGTTGGTTTCCTATGAAACGCTACCAACGTATTATTAAGGATATATTTCTTAAATATGGTAAAGTAACAACGACTACATTTGAGGAATCTAGAGAGTTTGTTGAGCGTTTAGGGTTTAAAGAAACTTTTAAAAAGAGTGAAGTTATTCATTTTATAAAAACAGAGGTGTAATTATGAGTTTTGTTACAAAATTATTTGGAGGGAAAAAAGTTGACACGAGCCAAGCTCAATTTCAACCTTATTCTATCTCTGGTCCTTTAGGGGGGTCTTCTTTTGATGCAGGAGCAAAAACAGGGAAAATCCAATTAGCTCCTGAAATCCAACAATTTATGGACTTATACTTGGGCGGTGCTAAAGAGCTGATGCCCTCACCTACAGACACTCAATTTGCTACGGATATTAGTGGTTATGGTCAAAGTCTATTTAAACAAGCTGCAGGTACAGATTTAAACACTCAAATAGCTAATGAATACCAAACACAATTAGGACTATTACAGCCTGAAAGAACTGCGGAAGATATTCGTTTAAGAGAGAGTCTTTATGGAACAGGTAGAGGTGGTTTAGGAGTATCTTTAGGTACAGGTGGTTATGTTAATCCTGAACAATATGGTGCTTCACTAGCAAGAGAGAATGTTAATGCACGTTTATTGTCAAATATAGATCAATTAATGAGAGATAGGCAAATAGATGAGTTACAAAGAGGAATTGGTCTTTATGGTATGGGAGAAGAATTAAGGTTTTCTCCCTATCAGCAATCTTTTGGTTTATTTAGCCAAGGAGCAAGTATTCCAGGTTTAGCAGACCCTTACTTAAATATGGGTATCCAAGCAGGAGGTGCTGCTGCCACTGCAGGAGCTAACGTAGCCTCACTTCAAGAACGACAAAGACAGTCTAATCTTGGATTCTGGGGTAATTTAATAGGAGGGGGACTCTCCGCTTTTTCTAAGTAATTATACTCCTGAAATTTTTAAAGAAGTATTTCGTCATGGTTTTAAAGGATAATTTATGGCAACAGAACAAATAGTTAAAAGTATTTTTGGACCAACTCCATTAGAAATTGAGCAGGCTAATCGTGAGCGTGTTCAAGGCTTATACTCTAGTTTTGGACAGATGGGTGGTGAAGCAGGTCTAGGAGGTGTTCTTGGTGTCGGACTTGGGCGACTTGCTAGGACTGTTTTTGATGTAAAAGATCCTGAGCTGACTAAAGCTAAAGATATTGCTTCTATTCAAAAAGAGCTTCTTACTGAATTAGGTCCAACAGGCATATCAGATCCTAATAAGTTTTTTCCTTTACTTTCTGAAAAACTTCAGAATGCTGGGTATAGTGATGAAGCTACTCAAATATCCATTGTAGGCGCTAATGAAATTGCTAATTGGAATAAAGAGCAAAAAGCTCTTGAAATACAAGATTTACAAATTAAACAGGGTCAACAAAGTTTAAAAACAGAGATTGAACTTCTTGAAGAGCGCAAAGAAAGCGCTATTCGTGAAGGAAATATTCCATTAGCTTTACGCTTAGAAGCTGAATTAAATAAAAAACTTCCCAAACAAAAAGAAGTTAAATTAGAAGCCCCTCAAACAATCGCAGACAGAGCAATTCTAAAAAGTTTTCAAAACGATTATGGTGAGGTTGAGGGTGGTAAAAAATTTAATGAATATAAAAATAAACTAGAGGTTAATGCAGCTTTAGCTAAAAAAAGTAAAGATGACGGATTGTCTATAAATGAATTAGTTAAAATTAACAAAGAAGTTAAAAGCATCGTAAAACCTTCTGTTGACCGAATAAAAAAATATATGGATATAACAAGTATTCTTGACTTAGCAAGGCAAGGTAATGCAGATGCAAATGCTCAATTAGACAGATTTTTAACAACTCTTGTTGGAGATAAACAGATAGGAGCAAAAGAAGTAGCCCAAGTAGTTAGTGGGGGTAGTCTTCCTAGACGTGTAGGAAATTCAATTTCTCAATGGCTCACAGGTGAAAAAACTGAACTTGCTTATGAAGATAAAGACGCATTAGTTCGTGAACTCCTAGACAAAGCAATTAATGATAATGAACTTGCATTTAAATCTGCTAAGTATCAGTATGGAGATTTATTAACAGAAAAGCAAATGGATCAAGCTCTTGCAGGATTACGTTATAATCGTAGTAAAAGCACAGAAACTTCCGAAGAGCTATCGGATGAAGAACTTCTAGAACAATATAAATGAGTAAGGGATAATAATGGCTTCTTATGATGAAGTAATGACAGCATTAAGAAATGCTCATGCTGCAGGGGATGTTAAAGCAGCACAAAGATTTGCAGCTATGGCTGCTAATTTAAAAAAATCTGAGTCTACTCCTGTTTCTGTTAAAACTAAAGAAACAGCTGTTCAAACACCAGGTAATTTTGAACAAAAATCTATTGAATCTTTAGGATTACAAAAACCTCCTGCAGGATTTGATGTAAGTTCTCCTGAAGCAATTCAAGAAGAAATAAAAACAAAAATAAAGCCTTTTACTGCTGAATGGTATAAAAACCAAGCAAAAATAGGCTTTACTCAAAGTAGTGCATTACTTTCCTCTTTAGTAGAGACAGCCTACTTAGATCCTCTTTCAAATATTTCTACAAATATTACGGCTTTAGTTGAAGATAAAGAAGGAGTACCTGCTCTTAAGTTTAAAGAAAACTTCTTTAATAGTCTAGCAAAAAATATAGAGATTGCACAAGGAATAACAGGAGCTGATTTTTCACAAGCTAGATCAGATGATTTGTTAGAAAATACTGTTGGAACTGCGATTCAAGTAGCCAGTGATCCTCTTACATATATACCAGGAGCTGGACCTGTTTTTAAAAGTATGTCTATTCCTCTAATAAGTAAGTCACTATCTCAAAGAGCAGCTCTAAACACTGTTGTTGGAGCTACCAGTGAATTAGGTGGGGAATTAGGAGATACCATTGAAAAAGAAACTACTGGAGAATCTACAGGAACTGGTAGACTTATTGGCTCTATTTTAGGTGTAACTAAAAGTACATTAATTACCACTCCAAGTGCCTATGTTATTAAAAGAGGTGGTAACCTTATTTATGATAAATACAAAAATATTAAAGCTGCTCCAGGTAAAACTAAAGAAGCTCAAACAGTCGGAGCTGCTAAAGCTCTTTTAAGAGCAGCTGCTGCCGAGGAAGGTTTAGAAAGCCTTGATTTAGTCTTAAAAAACTTTAATATAATTAGTGACAAAATAAATAAACAAAATGCACCACTTCTCGTTGCGTTAGCAGAAAACCCTGCTATTAGAAAACAAGTTGAAAGGCTAGCAAAAACTAATCCAGATTTTAGAAATAAAATTAATCAGGAACTTAGTTTAATTTCATTAAATATTGATGCTCATGCTGATAAAATTTTTGGGGCTAGATATACTGAATTACCCAAAGGAGACTTAGTTAATTTAAGTAATGCAAGAGATAGAATTAATCTTATAGATTCTAGAATAAATAAATTAACTAATCCTTTTGAAGCTGCGGCTAGTAAAGAAAGTACAGGTAATGTTATATCTGCCTTAATTACTAAAAAAGCTGATGCTGTTCGTCAAGATTTATCTCCTCGTTATAGTACACTTATTGATGCTGCTACGGCTGAAAAAGTTGTATTACCTTCACAAGGTACTAAATTAATTTATGACTTTGTAAATCAAAACAGACTTAGAGATATTTTCGGTAAAGAAACAAAAATAGATAAGCTTATTATGAAACACTTCTCTCCTAAAGGTACTCAGTATCCTGCTGTTACTTTTAGTAATGTTGATTCTTTAAAAAGAGCTATTAATGATTTACAAAGAAAACCTTTAAATGCAACAGAAAAACGACTTTTAAATGATTTAGAAGATAAAGTAAATGATGCAAGACAACTTATTCCTGGAAAATGGAATGATGAATTAAAAGCATTAGATATGGAGTATTATGAAAGATTAGGTGTTCCTTTTAATGCTCAAGGAATTAAAGATATTGATGCTAAAAAATATGCTGAACAAGTTGCTCCAGTTATTACAAAGAATAGCTCAGCACTAAAACAATTTTTAAATGTTACTGGTGATGAAGGAGTTGATGTAGCTCGAAATGCTATTATGTCTGACGCATATTTTAAAGTAATTAAAAATGGTGATGTAGATATAAGGGCTTTAGATAGATATATTCAAAATAATGCTGAGGTTATTGACAAGATTCCAGGATTAAAGCAAAGTTTATTAGACACTAAAATTGATGGAGCTTCATTAAAATTAAAGAAATTTAATCTTGAGCAAGAAGTTAAGTTAAAAGAAAAAGAAATTGCAGATAATTTCTTAAATAAACTTGAAGGTGCTGAGCCAAATTATAGTGAGATTACCTCACGCATTCTTAAAGATAGAAATTATTTTAAAACTCTCTCACAAGATTTAAAAAATAGCTCTCCTGAAGTAAGTAAAGCTGTTTTAAATAATATGAGAAGGGAGCTTATTGAAATAGCTAGAACTTCTTCAGAAGGAGCTTACAACTTTCTAACTAGCCCTAAAAACGCTTTTGGTATTAAGCAATTAATGGGGGCTGGGTATCAACAAAGAGTCAAAGAACTTGCTTTACTATCAGATGCTATTAAAAAAGCAGATGTTTCTAGATTGAGTGATGCTATTGCAACTAACAGAATGGACACTTTAGCTCAGGCTATCCCTGGTGCAGATAGTTCCTATGTGTTCTCTCAATTAAGAGATAGGATTTCTAGTGTTCCTATGAGAATATTTAGATTAGGAAGTAGAATATTCTCTGAAAGAATGGGAATGGCTACTGATAAACAGTTAGCCGAACTTTTATTAGATCCAGATGGAATAACAAAATTAACAAATGTAGCTAAAGATTTAGATGTAACATTAACCAATCCATTAAAAGCAAAAGAACTTATGGATGCTTTTTCTGATATATTACCTCATAGAGTGTATGTATCAACAAGACCTGGTCAAGAAATGGTTATATCTGAGGAAGAAGAGCCTTCTTTAGACTTTCCTAAAGAACCTGAGATAAAATTAGGAACTTTTTACTAAAATACTTTATAACACATTTTAAGCCCTTTGGTAAGGCTTTTATTATTTTTAATACCTTACCTTAGGTTGCTTTATAAAAATGCAATACAGCGCGATTGTGAAGGTCAATTTTCAATAAACCAAGCTAATTGCACTCGAACAATGCCAAAATCGATTAAACAATATCCAATTGGTTGTTCTTCAACTAATGCCTCTGTAATTTCAATTCCAAATGTACATCCACAAATCCATTGTAAGGTTACGCTCATTTGTTTTCCCATTTTACTATTTTTCCTTGAGGGCTAATAATATAATATTTTTCTTCTAAGTCTAATGGCAAGTTAATATAATTTCTATGTAAACAACCACTATCAAATTCAGGATAACGATCAATCACAAATTCATGAGCTGTATGACAATCTTGGAATGTACCAATATATTGTGGCTCTAAGTCTAAATAAATTACTAATATATAATCTAGCATAATTTACTCCCCTAAAGGTGTGACTATTAAATCTTTACGAATACACCTGTAACCATTGTATTCTTTCTTACCTCTATAAAAAGTTTCATAATATTCACTAGCCTCTTTACAACTACTAAAAGTAGCTTCATACTTTTCAGCAGGACCAAAGTTTCCTACAAAACTTAGTATTAATACAAACTCAGCTATCATATCTCACATGATCCACCTTGACAAGCTAGGTTGTCTTTAGCTTCGGTGTTATCATCCTCTTCTATAACCTTTGTTAAGTCAATTGCTTTAAGATGTTTAAAAAGCCTATTGAAAGTCATTTCATCACAATCTTCAAAAGGTGCTTGAACATAAGTGCCGCCATCATACGGAAGCACAGAAATACCTGTGTAATGGTGTCGGTTTTCCCACATCCATCTACCACAAGCTTCCCATTGGTGATCTTTTAACGAAATGGTACAAGAGACATTGTGCATGTTATCTCCACGATTATGCCCTCCTACAATCCATTCTTTATTAAAACGCTTTACTCTTTCTAATATATCACGATAAGGCTCTGTACGTAAAATAGCATTTTCAGGAGCTTTTTGTGGAAAAGACATAACAGCTTCTAAATGAGGTTTAAATTGGCAGTCCTCAATTAGTTCAGGAACTGTATCCATCATATATTTATAAAGAGGTTCGTTTTTACCCACTCGCATCCTGCGGATATAATAGTCGTTATGCCAAGCATGAATACCACTACTACTACCAAGAACGAGTGAAGTAGTTCCAGCGGGCTTAACAGTAGTAATCCTAGCAGATGTTTTAATATTAATAAGATTCGCAACACGTTGATTTTCCTCCTGAGATACCTGAGCGGCTTCTTTTAAGTCTAAGTCTAAAACTTTACCTGAAGCAATACCAGTCATACTTACACCCAGTAGTGCATCTTCTTCAGAAGTTTCTCTCCACACATTCCTTAAATAATGAAAGTCAGTGTACCCTGCTTGTAACGTACCAATAAAAGTAGCTGCTTTCACTCTAGCATTTAAGTCTTTTTGATCTTTAACATCACTTACATTTACTTCAACTAGATTACAGTAACTGTTAGGACGTAAACTAATCTCTGCGCAAGGATTTGTTCCGATATTATAATCATTAGTCCAAAAGATTCCAGGCTCACCTGACTTAGAATCTTCTACACGTTTCCATAGTTCTTTAAAGTCGTCTTCCGTAATCTCTTCTCTATTAAGTACAACAGAGTTGTTAGCACGACCTCGTTGAGGATTAAGTTCCCACCATGCTCCACTTTTGGCTGAGAGCATATCCATATCGTCTCTGTCAAATAAACTAATTAAAGCAGCTCGTCTAATACCTCCTGATAGTACAGCATCAGCAATATGACAAATCATATCGTGAACTTCAATAGGATATAAATTTCGACCAATAGCATTATTTAACACAGAACGTAACTTGTCTAAACAAATGCGTAGCGGGTCAGGTCCTGGAGCTTTACCTCCTGAAGTAATAAGTCGAGAGCCTTTAGGACGTATATCTCTAAAGTCAAAGCGTGGATCTGCTTTGCCTTGGGTATAAGCCTTAATTAAAACTTTAACAGCATCTGCCCATCCTTCAATAGAATCTCCAATTAAAAACCTTCGTTGTGTATCCTTTGGACCAATAACCGCAGGCAGTTTTTCTGTATGTCTTTTTTGGACGCTAAAGCCAACACCTGAACCACCAAGAAGGTTAAACATTGTTTCACTAAAGACGGCAGGATGATCGCAAGGGGAAAAAGCACAATTGAACATACGATTATTAGACAGTTCAATAGGAGTTCCACCAAATTGAAGACTCCGCATAGAAGGCAGAATCTTGCGGTCAAAAACCATTTTATAAGCATCTTTGATCTCCTCTTTTATTTTAGGGTATTTACGAATGTGCATAACCATGTTCCGCTCTACTAATTCATTCCAAGTTTCTCTGCGGTTTGCTTCAGGAACATATTTAGCATATTTATTAAAAACTGTAATATCTGATAATATTCTTTGACTCTTATCCATTTATTCTTCTTCCTCTTCTTCGTCAATTAAGTCTAATGCGTCTAGAAATTGATCTTTTCTTTCCTCAATTTTGTCTAGAAACGCATAGACAATTTCCTCTGTTGTTAAATCAAGTAGCTCGATTAGATCAACTTCATCTATTCGTTCTATAATTTTCTCAAGTAATTCATTCGTTGTCAACGTCATTTTCTAGTTCCTTGAGAAGTTGTAAGAAATGTATTGCTTTATCTATATCTTGTAAGCCGTTTTTGTCTCTCCACCTTACAACATATTTAATAACACAACCTTCAATAAAGGGTATCTTATTTTTAGTAATGAATTCAGTAGGCTGAATTTTAAACTTCTTATAATGACTTCCACCTACTTGTGTGTCAGTAGCACTCATTTCCTTCCTTCCTAGTAACTTATAAAATATTGACAAATTTACCATCTTTTTTTGTTGCTAAACTACGAGTGTCTCTAAACCAATTTCCACAATCTTGGCATTGGAGTCTTTGGTACTTGCAAGAGTTCGTATAAGAGAAGCCTCTTTTTTGGTAATGTGTACCACCACAATTTGGGCATGTATGGATTTCATCATCAAATAAAGACATGTTAATATGTTGTTTACACCAAGGCTTAAATTTTTCATATACTTTTTCAAGTAAAATTACATCATTCTTATTATATTCTTCCATGCGCTTCCAAGCATCTTTGTCTTTGTTCATACATTTAAGCCAAAGCTCATGTCCTTCATGGTCAACCTTCTTACCCAAACCAAGCGATTGAGCCACGTAGTCTAGCTTATTAGACACAAATCTAAATTGTCTTCGAGCTACACTAAGTAAGTCTATCTGCTTGGATGGGGAAGGCGGGTGCATATTAGCAAGTAAGAATTCCTTATTAAGCGTAGGAATATCAAACCTAGCACCATTGTAATGTATGATAGCGTCAGCTTCATCAAGGAGTTTGTGAACTGACTTTAACATTTTTTTATGAGAGGTTCTATGTATACTATCAAACATTACATCATCATCACCTAACCATTTAGCTGCATAACAGATGGTTTGTGAAGATTCTAATAATTGGTTTAAGGAAACATTTTGTTGCCAAATGCCCCATACGGAAGCCGTGTTAGGCGAGGTTTCTATATCGATCAGTAATATGCGAAATGTCAATGTATTTCTCCTTCCCAGATCCACTCTGGTAGTTTATGTAAATCAAAATACCACTTACCTTTATAATAATGTAATTGGCAGTTTTGTACAATATATTTAATTGCAATTTCTATTAAATAATATTCTTCTTCAGGATCAACCTCGAAGCTCTCAAAATTCTTATCTTTATCTAATCCGATTATCACCACGAGTTTTTCTTTCCTTTGCAGTTTTTTTATCATGACAAGTATTACATAGTACCTGTAAATTTTCTTTAGTACAATATAATCTTTTTATAAATACATCCCAATCTTGAAAACCTTCTTTAGGACATACCACGGGTTCTATATGATCTACATTGACTTCTTTATTTGGATAACTTTTTTTGCACTTCGCACATTTATAATGCTCAGCTAATCGTTTTGTAGCTTTGTTGATTTTCTTACCGACAGACGCTTCTTTCAGTGTTTCATACTTAGGAGGATATTTTCTGTACCCTGACCTAAGCACTGATGTAATAAAAGATTTTAGTCTACCCTCAGTCCACGGCTTTGTTGCCATCACTTAATCTTTCAAAATGGTTTTTAAAGTTGTCTTCTAATGATCTAAGTATCCAAAGGCATTGCCCATTCATGATAAACTCATCATCCATTGAATACTCTTTTCTTACTGTGTCAAACATTTCTTGTTCTGTTTTACATTTTGCTAATAACACTTGTGCTTTCTTTTTCCCGATACCTGCAATACCTTTTATATTATCAGAAGTATCTCCTTTTAAGCACTGTTCATAAAACAACCTTAAACCTTCTATCTCAGTTTGTTCTACAAATGAATCAGGTTTATTCCACCCTTTACCTGAGATTTCCCACTGAAAGTGTTTTCCTGGAATTTGTAATAAGTCTTTATCTAGACTACAAATAATTGTTTCGTCGGATTGATGTATCCCAAGCATGTCGTCTGCTTCTAAGCTATTTTCAGCTAACTCAGCGTTCATGTTTTCCATAGCATATTCACGCAATGCTTCTAAATGCTGAGGTTTTTGAGCAGTTCTATTTGCTTTATACTCAGGATAAATCGTTTTGCGAAAGTTATCTTTAGTAGAAAGAAAAGCTCTATACTCTGTTGTATTTGTTTTAGATATAATGTTATCTAAAAGTTCTTCAGCTCTATAAATAGCTATATTAATTGGATCATTTTCAGCACTTGCTGCACACCGAAAACATACAAGATCCATATCAATTAAAGCTATCATATAGGCTGAATAGAAGACTCCCAAGAGTCTATGTGTACGGGTTGTTCTCCGTCAATATTAATGGTTCTTTCCGTATTACACCCCATGGACACATATATAGCATATGTAATCCATAGGGCTAACAAAAATAAAGAAAGAGACTTCATTATGCCTCTTCCTGGACGCCATCATCAAACACAAACTGCTCATACATTTTTGCTAAACTAATTACATCATCTGCACTTGCGCCACCTAACTCTTTGTTTAAAGCTAGAGTTTCAATAGCATTTGAAAGTGAAGATTGTCTTACAATGTATCTTTGACGTTTAGCACGTTCATCCGCAGTTTCGTAATTACTACCTGTTACACGTGTTGAAGAGCTGTTCGTTGCCACAGTTGTTCCTCCTGTTCCATCTGATTTTTTAACTGATTGCCATTGCCAGTAACCATTATCATCCTTGGTTGCGGCAACATCTAATTTGTCATCTTTCTGAAAAGTCTGTAAATCTTTAAAGACCTGTGGATTAGCAAAGGAAACTATTTTCTTTCCTTGAATTTGTCCTTGGTCGTTACGATAACTGACTTCTAATACTTGATAAGAGCCTCGTTGTGTTTTTACACTTTGAGGTTGTCCTACATCTACTAAAGTTACAATCATTTCTAATTTTCTCCAAAAGAGTTAGTTGTATAATTATTATATCACGTTTATATTATTTGTCAAGTTTTTTGTACACTTCCATATCTTTCCAATTTTGTCCGAATTGAACCTCGGCTTTCATAGGAAGATCAAACTTAACCCCAAACAGTTTCTCAAAGTTTTTTGGTACATCTTCAAAGACTTGAAGCATTAACTCTGACAAACTTTCTACATGCTCATCTTTACAATCAATGATGATTGAGTCATGAACAGTATTCACTAATTTAGCTCCATCATACTTATTTTTCATACGATTAAACAAAGAGACCCTAGCAATTGTCATTACATCTGCGCCTAAACCTTGTACAGGGTAATTAAGAATTGTGGTTCTCGGAAACACCTTTTGCCCATGGCGTAGATCAGGCTCATATTCATAAACACGACCAGTTGGTAATGCTACTTTACCTGTTGTTGTCGCTTCTTGCATAAGCTTTATGTGCCATTGGTGTAAGCCTTGGTACTTAGAATAAAACTCATCAATAACCTTCTGCCAAAACTTTTCTGATTTACTAACTTCTGCAAAGTTAGGATCGTTAGCATAGCTATAAGCAGAGCCACCATAGATAAGGCGGAATACAAAGGTCTTAGCAATCAAACGACTTGGTAAACCAAATCTACTTTGATTGTCGGTATGTTGATCTACATCATTCCATATTTCTTCATAAGCTTGTTTATCTTTGCTTAAAAAACTAGCACATCTCCATTCCAATGCTGAAGCATCTCCTTGTATTAACATGGGCTATACCTCGAATAAAATAGTTCTTTTATCTCTCCATCAAAGTTTTGTAGATTTGGCTTCGAGGAAGAGAGACGTCCAGTTCTAGCAACGCACTGGTTGAGTTGACCATGTAACTTACCTTCAGTCCAACCCTGATTAATTCTGAGTTCGGGGAGTCCTTGATAATAAGTTCCTCTACGTTTTTCAAGTCCGCTCCGTTTAAGTATGAGTTCAATAACTTTCTTAGCATCTTTTGAACCTCTAAGTTGACGGAGTGTTTGTTCATCTGTACTGAAATATCCATCTTTTTTTAGCTCACTTCCTTTTAATGGTTCTACTAGCCTAGGTAAATCATATGTGTAATCTACCCACCCAAATTTCTGCTCACCTTTACGAGTGCCTGTTTTATAAATTCCCACAATCTCTTTCTTAGGAATTGTGACAGTTCCTCCATACAATAAACAACTAATGTGATCGTTGCTATTAAAATTAAGATCATGAATACCGCAAATAGATACAAGCTCTTGATTAATGTCCACAAGCTCTGTTTCCAACTCTTTAGCCAACTCCAAACTTTTTTTCTCATTAAATAAAATTCCATTAAACTCCATCTCCTCTAGCACAAGTAAATCTTGATTATGTAAGCTAAGTAATCTTTGTCGCTCTGTTGGTAAGAGTGCAACCTCTTTCTGTTGAATATTAAAAACTTGATAGGTTACATCTAAGTCTTTTATTAAGTACTCTTCTAATATATCTTGAGGAACATCTAATGTGTCTAAACCTTTAGACCAGTATTCATCATGTACTATATCTAGTTTCTTTTCTAACCCGTAGTGTTCTGCAACTCCATTTAAAGACGGGTAAGGTGTTCGTTGGTTCGTTAAAATAAAATGTACCAATTGACTATCCCAAACTCTGCACTGTGTAATATCTATACCATATTTACGAACCCAATGTAAGTCAAACTTTAAATTAAATCCTACAATTGTGTCATGGTTGTTAATAATTTCTTGGATCTCATCAAGTGTTTCTCTGTAAGGCGTGTCTGAATATTCTATGTCAAAAATATAATGTGTCTTACCATCAAACAAACCTACATAACAAAGTTTATTATTGACTGAAAAAGGACTGCCTTTATTTATTGTTGTTGTTTCTACATCAAGAACTAAGTATGTCATTTTATTTCCTTAAATATTGGCTTACCATAAGCAAACAATAATTGTTTATTAATAAGGTAAGCAATCTTAGAATGTTGGTCACCTCGTCCAGTAAACTTTACTGTACGTAAATTGTTTTCTTTAATACATTCTTTTATTTCACTAGGTTTAATAGCTACAAATATTTTGTCATCATAGAAGATCCAGTGACTAGCTTTAGTTGTCATTAGTGCAGAGGGTTTACCAAACATCTCTACTTCTACTACTATGTTACCTGTTTGATTACTCATTGGATCATACTTAACTTCAATCCCCTGGTTTATCTCAGGTATCCAAAGATCATAGTCTTTACAGTATCCATCAATGCGATAAGCTTTAGGATATTTACTTTGTATTCTTTGTAATACAAGATCTTCTACTTCAATACCACGAGCTAAGTCTTTTCTAAAGGTCTTCATATCTAGCCATTTCGGGTTTGATTATAACATCAAGTTTGCCGTGTCGCAACTCAGGTATAGAATCCTC